TGGGGACCATATCAGTTTGAATGTGATGGGTGTAGGTTAACAAGACAAACATACGAACACATGTTAAAGCACCAAGAGGGGTGCAAGAAACTAATTTAAATGGTGAGTAGTACGTTACTACTCATTTAACCATTAAGGCGCGTGACGGCGCTTACACAAAGCCAGAGGAGTATATTATGCCAGTACAAAGAGTTACAGTAAAGGGTGAAACATTTTACAGATGGGGCACGATGGGTAAACTTTATAAGAAACGGGAAGACGCTGAACGCCAGGGTATGGCAGCCTATTCGGCAGGCTATGCCAAGAAAAAGAAAAAAGGTTATGGAAAATAAAAGTGGGTCTAGTATTTTGGGCGATAAAGGGGCCTATACTGCTGGTAAACGCACCGCCTATTTTATACCGGTACCTAATACCTATAGATAACAACTATGCATAAAGATATCCCAGCCACAATTTTAGCAAATGGTAGATCCAGATTAGAATTTGACTTAGATCAAATCAATGCTAAAACAGTTACCTTTGGATGCAACGCTATTATGCGAGACTTTATGACAGATTATTTGGTAGTCATCGACCAACCCATGGTATTTGAAATGATTGACACTAAAGCATACTTAAAATCAAAGTGTTATGCACAGTCACAGCGCCAATTAGACCGCAAATTTAATGAAAACCCTGAATTGACTAAACATATACATGTTATTCCAGAACATGTAAAGCAACTTGACTCAGGCAACACTGCTATTGCACTAGCAATCGAATTAAACTTTAAAAAAATCTATCTAGTGGGGTTTGATTACATAGTAATGCCCAACGAACCCATGAAATACAACAACGTTTATCGTTCAACTGCTAACTATGCACCAGAACCTGCTATAGGTATAAACAGAACCAATCAAAAACAGTGGCAATCACGTTTGTTTGCACTAGTACGTAAAAATCCTGATATAGAGTTTATACGAGTAAATGGTAATGATCACAGTTTAATAAAGATGCGTGAAAGAAAAACAAACTTAACAGAAATTTTACCCCAACAATTTAAAGAGGAGATTAACAAACTATGAGATATCAAATACAAACTGGACCTGATGGTGTAGCGTGGGTAACTATACAACCCTTAATACAAGACTGTCGAGAAATTTTAGACAATGCTGTAAACTTAGATACTGATACTATGACTGAAGCAGAAAAGATGGGGCACAATGCCGCAATCGTGTCGATCAAAAGCGTGTTAGAGTTTTTGAATTCACTAATGCTAGAACACAACTTAAACAATGTTAAAGAGGAAACCGATGAAAACACTACTAGATCGTCCATACACTAAAAAGAATCCTGTTTTAGACAAAATGATTTTAGAGTTGTCACTTTATATGTTGCCTATGGAACTAGATAAGTGTATTGATTTTATGTGGACACTAGAACAAAGTGAACAAGATATCAATTACACAGTTAGTGACAGTGAAACTCAGTTGCGTATTATCTTGGGCACTGAACGTTATGAAATGATTAAACTAGAATGGAAGGAGAAAAATCAAAAACTGTTGTCAGTATATGGTAACTTAAAGTATAAGTGCAAAAAAACAGGTAAACTTTATGATGGGTTAGATGAAAGAGATGACCCCAAACATTACGAGAAATTTTATGTTTAAGCCAACACAAAAAATGCAAGCAAATGCAAAACGTGGATTAAAGATGCGTGAAGAATCTGTACCTTCAAATCGTGGGGGTACCCAAGTGGGTCTTCAACGTGCAAATCAATTTGCAAAAGGTGAAAGTGTATCTTTAGATACTGTAATGCGTACATATCAGTTTTTAACTAGACAACGCAAAAATTACAAACCCAATCAAAATACAAAGGGTACCCAAGCATATTTGATGTGGGGTGGACCTGAAGCGTTAACTTGGGCTATCAACATTTTGCGAGACGAAGGTAGAATATGATTGATGCAAAAACACTAATCTTTTTGCACAATGAATATTTGAAACAAATCAAACAAAAACATCTAGTGGGTAATATGATAGTGCATAGACCAAAAACAGACTTGATCAAAATAAAACAAATGTTAATTGATCAGGGTATATGCAGTAGTTACTTGCTAAACTATGAAGGAAAATTATAATGTCATTAAAATTAAGTGACTTAGACTTTAAATACTTACACAAAAAATTGTGTTGTCAAAATTGTCAGCATAGAATTGTTGAACAGTTTAGTCAGTTGTCAACATCTAGTGATGTAATTATAGCACGTACCAAATTGTTGCAACTAAATGGTACACAAACATTAAGTGCCAAACTTGAAAAAGCGATTGATGCACTAATAAAGGAGAAACAAAAATGACTATTGAAGAAGTAATAGCAAACCCAACTGTAGATGCAGTAACTCAGTTTATTAACACATTATCTACTGACCGCGAACAAATGATTTTTAAGGCTCATATGCATAGAGAAGGTGTAATGACACCTGAACTAGAAGCATTATTTCCTGAAATCAAAATCGAGGGATAAACAATGACTACTCAAAAGAAACCAGTAAAAGGGGGCAGACAGCCAGGCGCTGGTAGACCTAAAGGTTCTACCAACAAAATCGATGGCGCTAAGATATTGTTAGCAGTTGCCAAACAATGCGGTAAACCTTTTGAGCAATTATTAGCAGAAGGTTATCATGCCGCAATTTTAGCGTGTGACATGAATGCTCGTTTAACATACGAAAAAATGTTGTTAGCAAAAGTAGTAGCAGACAAGCATGAAATCGATCATACTACATTGGGTCAATCGTTGCATAACAGTTTTAACTTTCAGCAACAAGAATTGCCTGAGTGGCGTGACGTAACACCTAAATTAACTGTAATCGATGCCAAGAAAAAAGCGTAACACAAATGCAATAGATATTCCTCTTTATGGGGAACAATCTACTATCATGCAAGATTGGCTTACTACAAACAAGCATTGCATTGATATTGTACCTGTAGGATCTGGTAAAACATTTCTTGCTTCAGTAGCCCTACCACTATTTGCTACTGACGAAAAGTATCATAAGGGTAAAGATATTATCTATAGTGCTCCTACTGGATCAATGATTAAGTCACTAATTTGGGAACCATTAAAACAAAGTTGTATTGAACACTTTGGTTTACGTGATGGTAAAGAAATCAACAATAGTGAACTTACTATCAAGTTTCCTTCAGGTGTGTTTATAAGATGCAAGTCAGCAGAAATGAAAGAAAACTTACGTGGTTTGAACGTAGGTATATGGGTTGCTGACGAAGCGGCTTTGTATTCACAAGAAACACTACAAGAAATTACAAACAGATTGCGTCCCCGTGTTGGTTCACCTGATACACAAGGTAGACTAATTGTGATTAGTACCCCTAACGGAAACGGACCGCTTTATGATTTGTTCAACTTAGCAACTAACAACCCTGACAGATATATTGTAAGACACATGAACTATTTGCAAATGCGTTCTGGTAACTTAGATTTTATTGAAGAACAAAAACGCATATTGTCTCCTCTTAAGTTTGACCAAGATTATATGTGTAGTTGGTCAGCAATTACAGATCAAATGTTTTACACATTTAACAAAGCAAAACACTGCCACGATATCTTTGACAATTTAGGTGACATTTATACATTCCACGATTTCAACAAAAAAGTTATGTGCTGTACAGTTGCACAAGTAACTAGACCAGGCGAACCTTCTGGTAAAATTGAAATCTTAAAATCGTATGCAATCAAAGATTGTGGTACAGAACAACTAGCACAAAAGATAAGACAAGATTATCCTCACAGACGCATTTACTCTATTATCGATATGACAGGTGCACAAACTAACAGAGACACTACTAGTGTGTTTGGTGTAACTGATAGAGTAATCTTAGAAAAGTATGGCTTTGTTATTGTTAACACAAGAAAATCAAACCCTTTGATTAGTGACACAGATAACTCTAGTAATGCTTTTATCAACAGGGGCGGCTTACATGTATCACCTTATGATACACAATTGATAGAAGCATTACAAAGTTATCACTTTGAAGATGGTTCACGTAAAAAACTTGTCAAATATGCAGATGCAAAGTATGCACACATCGATGGTTTAGGTGACTGCATTAGATATGGCATACATCATTTGTTCCCTGTGCAACACGATCAAAGTATGTTTGGTGAGTATGTGGGCATGGATGAACGTTATCAACGTTATAGCGATCCAGCATTAAGACACAAACCATATTCTCCCCTTTATGAGGGAGGGCCCACGTGGGAAGAAATATTAGGTGAAACTAACGAAGTGCCTGATCATGTAATATGGTAAAGTATATCTTATTTTAAAAAATATTTTCTAAGTATAAATACAATATATGTTATACGGAGGATATTTAATATGGCTAAAAAACAAAGAAAAACAACACCAATAGATGAAAGATTGTATCGTAGTTGTAAGTACATTGAACAAACTGAATGTTGGGAATGGCAATTGTCTACAAACAACATTGGGTATGGTTTGATTAGAGACACAGATTATGGGGACAACGAACGAGGTGGTATGAGAACTACGCACAGAGTAAGTTACGAAATACACAAGGGTCACATACCTGACAATAAAGTAGTAATGCATACATGTGATAATCCTAAATGTTGCAACCCAGATCATTTGCATTTAGGTACACGACAAGATAATACACAAGATATGATTGGAAAAGGTAGACATAATCTTTTTGGCAGTAAAAATTCACGCAAATGTAAATATTGCAACGTTTATACAACACCAGCACTGCTTACACGTTGGCATGATGAAAACTGCAAACATAAAACTATAACATAAAATATAAATACAATATTGCAATATAAATAAGATATCTTTAGGACTACTCAATGAAAGCAAAAGAACTGCTAAAACGCAATCCTATGTATGAAGCACTGTATCCTCAAATGATGGGATATCAGTATGCTTATCTAGGAGGCTATCCATTCAAAACTTATGTACGCAAGAAGCGTCCCTCAGAAGATTCAAATCTTTACCGAGATTTAATTGAGAATACGGTAGCACAACCTATCTGTCGTTATGTTGTTGACACGATCAACGATATTCTTTTTGAGCCGGGCGTAAAACGTGACTTAAGATTTTGCACACCCACAGCCACAATGATCGATCCAAATAACATCGAGTGGTCTCAATTAATGTTATTGGATGCTGATTTACAAAACAGAACAATGGATGCATTTATGGAGAACGTAGGTGATCTTACTAGTATCTATGGGCATTGTTGGATCTTTGTAGATATGCCTGAAGAAAGCGAAGGTAACTTAGGTAGACCTTACGTAGTTGCAATTAATCCATTACAAGTGCATGACTGGGAATTTGATTTCTATGGTGGTGCACCTATTTTAAAATACGTTAAAGTATTAGAAAACGAAAATGAAGAATGTTATTATTACAAGTGTTATCATTTAGGTAATGAAAGCGAACCTTCATATTGGATTAGTTATGAAATAGAAAAAGATCAAAAAATGGACCACGATGCAACAGTATTAGGTCAAGGTTACTTTCCAGCTGGTATGGGTATACCTGGATTTATTGCATATGGTCGCAGAGATCCTCGCAGATTTGATGTTGGTATTTCAGACATTGATTCTGCATCAGATGCACAAAGAGAATATTACAAACTAGAATGTGAAGCATATTCTTCAATGCAATTTGCAAAAACAATTATCAGAGCAGACAGGGGTATTTCTATTCCTGTTCATGCTGGTGCTATTGTTAGAGCAACACAAGGGCAAGTTGAGACTATCCCTGTAGATACAGGCGATGTAACTAAGATTATGGAAAAGCAAAAACAATTGCTAGATCAAATCGAAGGCTTAACTGGTCTAGGTGGACTAAGACAAAATAAACATCAAATTGCTTCAGGGGTAGCAATCATTGAAGAACGTAAAACACTTCATAGATTGGCGAAAGCAAAAGCAAGACTAATGGAAGTTGCAGAAGAATTAATCTTTACTTACGCGGCACGTTTTATGGACATGCGTTGGGCGGGTGAAGTTGTTTATGCAACTGACTATGAGGCACATGACACAAACTATCGAATCGCTGTCTATAAAGAAGCAAAACAATTAGTACCAGAAAATACTATTGTTGATGCATTGATTACAAAAGACATTATTGGTATTCTAGCACCTCAAGAATCAGTTGGTCAATATGAACAAGCATATATTGATACAATTGAAGATCCTTCAGTTAAACAATTAATGACTGAAGAAAACGAGTTAGTATTGAGCAGAGATTTAGG